GCTGTCGGCGTGGACGCAATCCGACCCGCCGCGCAGCTATGAAAGCCAGGTCCGTGCGGCGTTCCTGTCCAACCCGATCGCGCAGCGCAGCGTGCGGCTCGTTGCCGAGGGCGTCGCGGGGGCCCCGCTCGCGAGCAACCCCGCCGGGCATCCCGCGCTCGCACTCCTCGGTCGCGACGGCGCGCTGCTGGAGACGCTCGCGGCGAACCTGCTCCTCCACGGCAATGCCTATGTCGAAGTCGGCATCGGCGCCGCAGGACTGCCCGTCGCGCTGTATGCGCTGCGCCCCGAGCGGATCACCGTCGAGGCCGATGCCAGCGGTTGGCCGGTCGCCTATCTGTACCGCGCCGGTGATACCGCGACGCGCTATCCGGTGGTGACGCGCGGCGATACGGCGGGCCTGCTCCACCTGCGCGCCTATCATCCGCTCGACGATCACTATGGGCTGGGCTGCCTCGGCGCGGCGGCGGCGGCGGTCGACGTCCACAACGCGGCGGCCAAATGGAACAAGTCGCTCCTCGACAACGCCGCGCGGCCGTCCGGGGCACTGATCTATGAACCCGGCGACGGGTCGGCGCTGTCGGCGGCACAGTTCGAGCGCCTCAAGGACCAGATGGGTGAACAGTATATGGGCGCGGCGAATGCCGGGCGCCCGATGCTGCTCGATGGCGGGATGCGCTGGCAGTCGCTCGCGCTGACGCCTGCGGAGATGGATTTCGTCCGCGTCCGCGATACCGCGAGCCGCGAGATCGCGCTCGCCTTCGGGGTGCCGCCGATGCTCCTCGGCCTGCCCGGCGACGCGACCTATGCGAATTATCGGGAGGCGAACATGGCGCTGTGGCGGCTGACCTTGCTGCCGCTGTGCGCACGCATCCTCGGCGGACTGTCGCGGCACCTCGCGGATTGGTGGCCGGGGCTGGTCATCGACATCGACCGCGACCGCGTCCCCGCGCTGTCGGAGGACCGCGAGCGATTATGGGGACAGGTCGCGGGCGCGACCTTCCTGTCCGACGACGAGAAGCGCGGACTGCTGGGAGTAGGCGCATGAGCGTTGCTGGATTACTGGCGCAGGCAAGCGCGCAGGGTGCCGACGCGGCGCAGCTGATCGAACTCGTCGAGGCCGCGAGCGAGGCGGGCGCGACACGCGCGCTGAACCGCATCGGCTTGCACGACGCAGCAGCGGGCAAGGACATCGGCGACCTGCGCCAGCTCGTCCAGGGCTGGCGCGACGCCAAGTCGTCGGCGGCGCGCGCGGTGGTTACATGGACGGTGCGCGGCCTGATCGCGCTGCTCGTCCTTGGCCTGGCGATCAAGTTCGGGATGGTGCGATGAGGCTCGCGGGCTACGCCAGCATTTTCGATGCCCCCGATGCCGGCGGCGACGTCGTCCGGCGCGGCGCCTTCGCCGATGCCCCCGCACGCGTGCCGCTGCTGTGGCAGCATGCGGTCGACGAGCCGATCGGGTTCGTCGAAACGCTGATCGAGGATGCGCGGGGCCTGCGCGTCGTGGCGCGTATCACCAACACGCGGCGCGGCGGCGACGCGGCTGCACTGCTCCGCGCGGGCGCCCTCGACGGCCTGTCGTTCGGTTACCGGGTGCGCACCAGCCGCCCGGGCCGCGGAGTGCGGGAGCTGACCGGGCTCGACCTGCTCGAAGTCTCGCTGGTGACTTTTCCGATGCAACGCGCGGCGCGGGTGATCGCGTTCGCCGAAACTCAAGGAGAGACTGCATGACCTATGAAACCAAGGCCGACGCCCTCGACGGCGTCTTCGAGACCGTCGACACCACGGCGTCGGACATCGCGTCGCTGAAGGCCGATGTCGCGCGCCTCAACGCGCAGCCACTAAGCCGCCCGGCGCTCAAGGCCGACGCCCCCGCGAGCCACGGCTTTACCGAGCGCTATTTGCGCAAGGGCCTAGAAGTCGCCGAAACCAAGTCGCTTAACGGCCTGACGCCGGGCGACGGCGGCGTCGCGGTGCCGCGCGAGATCGACGCCGCGATCGACCGCGTGCTCCGGAGCATCTCGCCGATCCGCGCCATCGCCAACGTCGTCCAGATCGGCTCGGCGGGCTACCGCAAGCTCATCGCCGTCGGCGGCATCGCCAGCGGCTGGGTGAGCGAGACCGGCCCGCGCCCCGAGACCGCGACCGACCGCTTCGAGGAGATCGCGCCGCACATGGGCGAGCTCTACGCCAACCCCGCCGCGAGCCAGGCGATGCTCGACGACGCGATGTTCGATGTCGAAGGCTGGCTGGCGGGCGAGATCGGCCGCGAGTTCGCGCGCGCCGAGGGGGTTGCCTTCGTGGCTGGCGACGGCGTCGCGCGGCCCAAGGGCTTCCTCACCTATCCGGTGAGCAACGCCGACGACGGGACGCGCCCGTTCGGCACCATCCAGACGCTGCCCAGCGGGTCGACGAGCATCGTCACCGGCGACAGGATCATCGACCTCGTCCACGCGCTGCGCACGCCGTACCGCCAGGGCGCATGCTTCGTGATGAGCTCGGCAACGCTGTCGAAGCTGCGCCAGTTGAAGGACACCACCGGCGCGTACATCTGGGCGGCGTCGCTGACCGTCGGCCAGCCCGCGACTTTGCTCGGCTACCCCGTCGTCGAGGCCGAAGCGATGCCCGACATCGCAACCAACAGCCTCGCGATCGCCTTCGGCAACTTCCAGGCGGCGTATTTGATCGCCGACCGCACGAGCACGCAGGTGCTGCGCGATCCCTACTCGAACAAGCCCTTCGTCCACTTCTACGCGACGCGGCGCATCGGCGGCGCGCTCGTCGACTCGCAGGCGCTCAAGCTGATGAAATTCAGCGTCGCCTGACGCCCCTGCCCCCTCCCCGCCGGGGAGGGGGCCCCTTCCGGACAATGAGGTAGAGCATGGCAATCACCGCCGCATCGGTGGAGGCGAACGGCTGGGTTTTGCGCCTGACCGTCACCGCCGCCCCCGGCAGTTTCGCGAGCTATGCGCTCGACCCCGACGGCGCGGCGCGCGTCAGCCTGGCGTGCAGCCACGCGGGCTTCGTGCCGCAATCGGGCGTCGCGGCGGCGGGCGTCTGGACGCGCACGATCGTCGCCACCAAGCCGTTGCGCAAACCCGTCAACCCGGCGTCGCCGACCACCCCCGTCATCGACGAGATCGACAACGGCGACGGTACCATAACGGTTCGCCTGGCGCTCAGCGAATATGTCCACGCGACCGAGACGAGCGTCGCGCTGACCGTCGCGGCCGGGTGGCGGACGGGTGCGGCGGCACAGGCCCCGGCGCTGACCAACGCCTCGACCTTTGTCGCCCCGCTACCGATCTTTCGCTGGACCGACGTGCCGTACCAGCGGCGCACCGGAAGCTTTCCGCTCGAGCTGATCGCCTTCTCGCATCACCCCAACCATGTCGCCCCCCTCGCGGCGGTCAAGTTCACCGTCACCGACGGCACGACGGTCAAGGCCGCGTGGGCGACCGCGATGTCGACCTCGAACCAATACGGCGATGCAGTGCGCGTCTACGGCGTCACCATCGACCCGGCCGGGCTGACGGCGGGGCTGTTGCGCTGCGATGCCGAGATTTATCCGTGGCTAGGCCTGATGCGCCCCACCGACGGCGCGGGCACGCGCTCGATGACAGGCCTCGACACCGCGGGCTACGGCGCTGCCGCCGCGACGCCGTTCGTCGTCGGCTATGATCCCGCCGGCACGCGCTATGCCGGACCGGTGCTGTTCATCGATCCGGCGGGCACCGTGACGGCGAGCGCGGCGATGGTGCAGCCCGACCTTGCGTCCGCCAAGGCGCTGAGCGTCGGAGCGCGGCCGCGTGACGTCACCACCGCCGTCCAGGCGCTTTCGCTAAGCCTGCGCACGCTGCCCGCCGCGAACGGCCAGACGGCACGCACCCGGTCGTGCGACGGCGCGCGCCTCGTGCTGGCGAGCGGCATTCACGCCGGGATCGGCACCACGGCGGTAACCGCCGGCACGACATCGGCCGAAATGCCGGTGATCGTCGAAGGCGACCCCGATCTTCCCAATCCGCGCACCGCCGTGGTGCTGCGGACGGGCACGGCAAGCAGTCTGCGCACGACGAAACTGCTGCTCCGCAACCTGACGCTCGAAGTCGGGACGACGTCGCTGACCGCGACCTCGAGCCTGTACTGGTGGCTGGATAATCTGGAGATCCGCGGCAAGGCGGGTCAGGAAGCCCAGACCACGCCGCCCTTCGTCGGCGCCGCGCCAACGGGCAGGACCAATTTGTTCGGCACGCGGCTGCGCTATTGGCGTGCCGGATCGAAGCTGTCGGGCGCGGGCATGCGCTTCGCCCTGCTGCGCGCCTGCGAATTCAGCCGACGCGCCGACGCGCATTGCATCATCGGCGGGCGCTTCATCGGCACGAGCGAGGACGGTACGCACGGCGATGCCGAGGGCGGGATCGGCGGCTTCGACGCCATTACCGACATCGCACAGGCCGAGGACATCATTGTCGCGGGCAATGATCTGCGCAGCGTGCGCGGCCGCGCGTGGCTGCCGACATCGATCCCGGCCGCATCGGCAGGAACGCCCAACCCCAGCCTGCGACGGCTGGTCTTCGCAGGCAACCAGTGCGAGCGCATCGCCACCGGCAATCCGTTCTGGTCGATGGGCGAGGCTATCTCCGCGACGATGAGTTACAACATCGTCGAGGGGAACAGCTTCATCGGCGAACGCTGCAACATCATGTACTCGGACCCGGTTCCGCAGAATGTCGCGGACGCCGACGTGGCGCTGAACCAGGCTTTCGGCAACCGCGTCGCCAACAACAGTTTCGACTGGGCGGCGACCAAGCACGACGCCTTCAACGATTCGAATACCAGCGTCCTGCGCGGCGGCACCAACGGCTATCGCCCGCACATGACCGCGGCCTGGTCGGTCACCTATGGCGTCAATTTCGAGGCCAATATCGACTATGGCCGACACGGCTCGGCGGGCAATTTCGCGTTCGAATATTTTGGTCGGCGCAGCATCCAGCTGCTCGGCGGCGTGCCCAACTGGCCCGACGACCGATCGGGATTCGGCACCGGCACGGGGGGCGGCTCGTACCGTCCACCGGCGGGATCGCTGCTGGCGGGACGCGCGCGCCGATCGAGCCTCGACCGCGACCGCACCGGCCTGCCGCGTAGTGCAACCTTCGCGAGCGGCGCGAGTGATGTGCTGTCGGCGCTGGTTGTCGCGCTCGCGCCGGCGAAGGCGCGGTCGGCACTGCGCTCATTGTCGCCGCTGCTGGCGTGGCGCGGCATGCTGTCCCCTGCATCGGCGCGCTCGCGCGCCCGGACGAGGTCGGCGCTGCTCGGCTGGGCAGGCGGCCTGCTTCCGGCAGCGGCTCGACTGAAGCACCGGGTAAGGGCTGCGGCGATCGGCTGGTCGGCGATCCTCGTCGCGCCGCGCGCGCGCCACAGGTTGCGAAGTGGGTCGCCACTGCTCGCGCTCGACGCCCTCAGTCTAGGCCCGGTGGGGGCACGGCATGTGCTGCGCGATGCCGGGGTCGCCATCCTGCCCGACCTGCTGTTCGCGACGCCGCGCCTGATGCGCATCGGCGGCGAGCTGCGGCTGCAGATCGTCGAACCCGACCGGTTCGTCATCGTCAACTGATCCTTTCAACCAGCGGAGACATCAACATGGCAAAGTTCGTCAATTCGGCCGTCCTCGACGGCGCGCTCGGCATTGTTGCGACGGCAACGCGGATGGTCGCAGTCAGCGGCCAGCCCGCCAGCTACGCCGCCGCCGAGACCGGCAAGCTTGCCGAGGCGGTGCTGGCCCCGGGCGATTTCGCCCTCGCGGCAGGCGACATTTCGGGACGCAAGGTGTCGGTCGCGGCGAAGCCCGGGCTGAACGTCGTCGCGGCGGGCACTGCCGATCATATCGCGCTGCTCGATCCCGCGACCTCGTCGCTGCTCTACGTCACGACGTGCCCGGCGCAGTCGCTCCCGGCGGGCGGTACGGTCAGCATCGGGACGTGGTCGGTCGAGATCGAGAGCCCGGTCTAGGCGCCCAGCGCTCGATGCGGGGGGCGGCGCGGCGTGCCACGCCGCCCCCATATTCTCGTCGCCGCGTGGCGACCTGCCCCTTCCCCTCGAAGGGGCGGGGCGTTTTGCGGGAGCGATCATGACCATTTTCCTGAAGGATCCGCACGCGGGGATCGACTATGCGTTGGACTGGGGGCAGGGCTATCTGCAGGGCCAGTCGATCACCGGATCGGTTTGGAGCGTCGCGCCCGACGAGGTCGACGGCGTGCGCGTCACCGGCGAACTGGGCAATGCGACGCGGACTGCCGCGACGCTGGCAGGAGGCGTCCCGGGGATGCTGTACCGCGTCGCCAACCGCGTTACGCTGAGCGATGGGCGCACCGACGAGCGGTCGGTGACGCTGCGCATCGAGCAACGCTGATGCCCGGCTCCGATATCGCCGGGCTGACGCCGGTCGGCGTCGACGAGGTCAAGGCCTATCTGCGCATCGACGACGGTCACGAGGATGCGGTGATCGCCGGGCTGGTTCGTGCGGCGACCGACATGGCGGAGGCGTTCACCGGGCGCTGGCTGATCGCGCGCGACTTCGACGCGGTGCTGGCGGCGGTCGCCGGGTGGCAAAGATTGGCACCGGTACCGGTGGTCGCGATCACCGGCGTTGCGCGTGACGGCGTGGCACTGCCCGTCGGCGACTACGAGATCGACATCGACCGGCATGGCGTCGGCTGGGTGCGCCTGCTGACCGGCGATGCGACCATGCGCGTCACCGTGTCGGCACGCGCGGGCCTTGCGGCGGACTGGAACGGCGTGCCCGAGGCGGTTCGCGCGGGGATCGTGCGGTGCGCGGCGCAGATGTTCGCGGCGCGCGACGATGTCGGCGAGGGGCTGCCGGCGGGGGTGACCGCGCTGTGGCGCCCCTGGCGGGCGATGGCGCTCTGACTCCCCTCCCCCCTTGAGGGGGAGGGACCGGTCGCTTTTCAGCGACCAGGGAGAGGGGGTGGAGCCCCGACCCCTCACCCTGGCGCGCAAGGGCGCGCCTGTCCCTCCCCCTCAAGGGGGGGGAAGTCTCCGGGAGATTTTCATGAACGAATTCAGCGGTAGCTTGCGCGAGCGCGTGGCGCTCGAGGACTGGGCGGGGACGCCCGAGGGCGGTGCGTGGGAGGACGGCGGCGCGGCGTGGGCGGCGCTGGTGCCCGCCGATCCGGGGCCACCGGTGCTCGGCGAGGGGCGCGTCGCGCGGCCACGCTACCGGCTGACGCTGCGCACCCGCGATGTCGGGCTGAACAGCCGGTTCCGCTGGCGCGGGCGGGTGCTCAGCGTGTTGCGCGTCGAGCCCGATCCGCGTGCCCGCGACCGAACGACCTGCCTGGTGGAGGACCGCGGATGACCGAATTCCAGACCCTGCTGCGCGCCATCGAGGCGCGCGGCGTCGCGGTGGCGCAGGCCGCGACGCGGCGCGCGGGCGATGCGCTGTTCGCAGCCGCAGTCGCCGAAATGCCGCGCGTCGCGGTATCCCGCGAGGGAGAGGATGTCGTCCTTGCGGCGCCGGGTCTGCGGCAGCGGGCGTTCGGCTCGCGGCGCGCGTTGCCCGACCCGCGCCTTACCGGATTGGCACGGGGGCTGCTGCGATGAGCGCCAGCCTTGCCGTTCAGGCGGCGTTGCGCGCGGCGCTCGCGGGCATCGCGCCGGTGTTCGACGCGGTGCCGGTGTCGGTCCCCGCGCCGTACCTGACGATCGGTCCTGATAGCGTCACCGATTGGTCGACCAAGACCGGGCGCGGGCGTGAACACCGCATCCTGATCGGCGTGTGGGACGATGCGCCGGGCCGCGCGCGCGTCAAGGACCTGCTTGGGCAGGTCGAGGTCGCGGTGTCGGCGCTGGACGGCGTCCATGGCGGCTGGCGCATCGCGCACGCGCTGTTCGTCCGCAGTTTCGTCGAGCGCGACCCAGGCCCGGACTCCGGGGGCTGGAGCCACGGCGTCGCCGATTTTCGCATCCGCACCGAGGAGATTTGATCATGGCATCCGAAAAGGGCTCGGCCTTCCTGCTCAAGGTCGGCGATGGCGGCGTGCCGCCCGCGTACACGACGCTCGCGGGGCTGCGCACGACGCAGCTGACAATCAACGCCGATACGGTCGTCATCACCCACAAGGGCTCGGGCGGCTGGCGCGAACTCCTGTCGGGGGCGGGGGTGCGCTCGGTTTCGCTGAGCGGCGCGGGGGTATTTTCGGGGACTGTCGCGGAGGCGCGGGTCAAGGCGTCGGCGCTGTCGGGGGTCCTCGACGACTATCAGGTGTCGTTCGAAAGCGGCGAGCGGCTGACCGGGCGGTTCCTCATCACGCGGCTCGATTACGCCGGGGATTTCAACGGCGAGCGGACTTACACGCTGGCGCTCGAAAGCTCGGGCGAAGTGGTGGTGTCGTGACTGCCAACCCGGTTCGGGGGGAGGCGACGGTGGCTCTCGACGGACGGACCGTCGTCCTGCGCCCGACGTTCGCCGCGCTGGTTCGCGCCGAGGTCGAGTTGGGGCCGTTGTTCGCGCTCGTCGAGCGCGCGGCGGGAGGCGGCCTGAGCCTCGCCGAACTCGCGGGGTTGATGTGGCACTGCGCGGTCGATCCCGGTGACCGGGAGGCGTTCGGCGAGGCGTTGGTTAGCGGTGGCCTCGCGGTAGCGACACCTGCTCTGCGCGTGTTGCTCGGGCAGATCCTGGGTGGGCGCTGAATTTGCCGCTGCCGCCGCCACCGCCGCTCACCTCGCGCAGGCGCTCGGCTGGCCCCCCGACATATTCTGGGCGGCGACGCCCGCCGACCTGCGCCTCGCACTCGGCCCGCCGCCCGAAACGCCGGGCGATGGCAGCGTGCTGGCCCGGCTGATGAAGGAGTTTCCCGATGGATGAGCTCGATACTTTGGTGGT